TGCACCATCTGTTAATGTTGCTTCTGGATTTAATGCGGCACTTGTAAAAGAAGAATAACCACCATCGTTAAAGTTTACTAATTCTGTGCCATCATACTGTTTAATAATAATATCTTTAGCATCTGTTGATTGCTGTAATACTGTATCACCAGATGATGATGTTAGTTTTACATGATCTGCATTGGCAATCTTAATATCTATTTGGTCATCTGTATCTGCTGTAATGCTTGTATCACCATCAGCGTCTAAAATTAATTCTGTGCCGTTTAAGTCTGAATCTAAAGGCCCACCTACTGCACCAGATATTTCTACAATAAATATAGAAGCACCACTTGCAGGGGCTGTTGTAAATGTGATCTGTGTACCACCTGTAGCTAAAGTATAGTCTGTGCCGGGTTTTTGAATAACACCGTCATGCGATACGAGGAGCTGTGCAGGAGAACCAACCTGTGAACCTAAATTAAATGTGGTGTTAGACCCATTATAAGTATTGCCACTGGTATCGAGGACACTAAATGTGCCACTCTCTATTGATTTTCCTATATATGCCATTAATCAGCCTCCTTAATCTAATTGCTATAAAATGTGTCTGATTATAATTTGTATCTCCTTTTATTTCAGAACTAGCAGGTGCAACAGCCGCATTGTAACCAAATTTAACTTTACAGTTTGTAGTATTAGTAACATCAAAAAGAGTTTGTGCTATTGATGTTAGTGAGTAGCTACCACTACTTCTTTGTATTCCCACTGACCCATAAGCCGCTACAGCGTACGAAGAATTATCTATCGTGGTACTAACTTGTGACCTTAAAGAAGTTTCATCATTTTCTAAAGTCGCATATAATTCAAAAGTTACATAATAAATCCCTGTGCTTGGAAAAGTAAATATACCAGAACTTTGAGATAAAGCTGTTCCAATTTGACCTGCACCACTTTGGTCTGTTCTTTCCCAGTTAGCAGTAAGAAAATTTTCTCCAGATGAAATACTAGTGTTGCCATTTTGTCGCCAGTTATCACCAACAGTAATACCCGCAGTATAACTAGTCGTAGCTGTTCCTCCATTAGCTACAGGAGTTACACCCGTTAACATATTTGCTACATCTATTTTACTTAGTGCCATGTTTTACTCCTATGGATTATTTGCGTCATCTCTAGTTTTACGGTTTTTATAATCACTTCTTGCTGTAACTAACGCTACAAAATCTGCTTGATTACTTGGAATAGGGTCAGTAAATGAATCATCATTCATTAACTTTGTTGTCCATTCTGATTGAAATCTTTTCCAACAATTATTAATTTTACCATCTACTGCATCTTGTATCCATTTATCAAGTCCTGCATTGTCTGTATCGTTGTATAAATCATTAGATAGTATTTTTTGTTGTAAGTCTGTAATACTTACTGTTTTAGTGTGTGTAGCCATTTAAACCTCCTTTAAAGTTAATTGTTTCATTATTAGCATACTAAATACCCAGAAAAATGACATGTATCATCTGTTACATCCATTTGTGCTGTGCCTTCAAATTGTTTTATCGAAACTTTAGCAGTGTCACCAGCATCCATGTCTGCTACAACTGTTTGAGAAACTTCTACTCTTGGCTCATCTGCACTATATCCATTAATTCCAAAAGTATTTGAATCTGCATAATTTCTGTTACTTGTATCAATATAAATAGCCATGTAAGTTGCACCTGTATCAACATTGGTTAAAGTTGCTGAGAAAGTTAAAAGGTATTTACCTGTTACAGGTGCTGTAAAAGTAAAGGTTCCGGTATTATAATCAGCATTTAAATCAAATATTTCAGTACCAAGTTTTACAGTTTGTACTGAATTGTTAGTAGGTATATTACTTAAATCTGCGTTAGCTTGTGCGGAAAAAGCAGATTGTAATGGCATTGTTACATGACCATTTTCATCTGTTACTATATGTGCAGTTGTACCAAGAGCACTGCCTTTACCTATTACTAAATCATCTGATGAATCATCTAATCCAATATGATAATCTTGAGCATTGCCATCAAATACAACTTTTGTATCTTCAGCCACCGCAGAACCTACAGTTAAACTACTAGGTAATCCTCCGCCTAATCCACCACTTGGTATTGTTGTTTTACTCATGTGTTATTCCTCTTAGCCATCGTCTCTTTGTTTACGATTTTTATAATCACTTCTTGCTGTAACCAAAGCTATAAAATCTGATTTATTACTTGGTATTGGGTCTGTAAAAGATGAATCATCCATTAATTTTGTTGTCCATTCTCTTTGAAATCTTTTCCAACAATTATTAATTTTACCATCTACTGCCGCTTGAATCCATGCATCAATACCTGCATTGTCTGTATCGTTGTATAAATCATTAGATAACACTTTTTGGTCATCATCGTTTATAGTTATTGTTTTTGTATGATTAGCCATTTTGTACCTCCTTTAAAGTAAATTGTTTCATTTTGACTATCCTATTAATATTCCACTAAAAAATGTATTTTGTCTAGTTCCCCTTACAGTGTAAGAACTATCATCATGTGAAGCTATTTGTATATAGGCAGTATCACTAGCATCCATGTCTGCGACAACAGCTACTTGGTGTGCCCCTATTTTACCACTATTTTCCCAATGTATATCATTATAATCTGCATTAGAAGTTTTTATTATAACTTGAACATAATCAGTGCTTCCACCTGCGGCCGCAAAGTTTGAAACTCCAGTTGTCAATATATATTTTCCCGTAACAGGTGCTGTAAAAGTATAAGTGCCAGTATTAAAATCTCCGTTTATATCAAAAGATTCTGTGTTCATTGTAACAGTTGCACTAGTTGAACCAGAAACTGATTGGTCAGATGCTAAGTGTGCTTGAAAACAAGAAGTATTTGGAAAACGAGCATGACCTGCGGAGTCTATTGTTAAATAAGAAGTTGTTCCTAGAGCACTTCCTAATCCAACAACAAAAGTGTCAGAAGAATCATCTAATCCAATATGATAATCTTGTGCATTACCATCAAAAACTATTTTAGCATCTTCTGCACCTGCATCGCCTATTGTTAATGTTGGTGTTGTTCCAGATATAGTTGCACCACCACTAGATGTCAAAGCACCAGAAACTGTTGTTGCTCCAGACAAAGTATTAGTACCAGACATCGTAACATTACCACTAAAAGTTTTTGCTATAGTCTCTGTTGCAGGAGGGTCAATAGTTCCTACACTCTTTGCTTGATGAACAACATAAATATTGTTTGTGCCGCTAGGAGGTGCACCAGTAAACGATAGTGTTGTTCCAGAAACAGTGTATGCTGAGTTAGGATCTTGTCTTACGTTACCAACAAATACTTCAATGTCTAATACATTACCGGGTGCTACATCTAATGTAAAATCAGTTGTGCTACCATCACCGTTAAATCTCTTGCCTTGAAGAGATTGAAAAGTATTTCTGGTATCTATAGGTGTACCTACATATGCCATCTTACGTTATCTCCATGATTGACAAAGTAATATCAGCCGCGCCAGATGCTGTTAATTTTAACTCATCTGTAGCTTCCATTACGACTTTATTTCCCGCAAGCAGTTCAAGAGTACCACCAACAGGGATCGGCGCATTAGTTACTAACTCAACATCTTGGTTAGCCTCATTATTTGCACCTGCTCTGTTAGAAGTGTTTGAACTTAAAGTAACAGTTGCAGTGATTTGACCAGTTGTTGTATTACCTACCATAATACCAAGAACTACTGTAGTTGTAGAACTGGCAACAGTGTAGATAGTATCGACGCTGGTAACTCCTGCTTTTGTTACTACTTTAAAAGTATTAGCCATTTATCCTCCTATTATATTATTAACCGAGCGCGATTGCAAGAGCCGTAGGGTCTTCGCTTGAAAATCCTGCACTTGTTAAATACGTTTTTACATCAGATAGTGCTACCTGCACCATCGTTCCATTATCATTTGTTACTAATCTATCTGCATCTGCTAAAGTAGTAGATGTTGCAGATGTGTCACCATCCATAATGTTTAATTCAGCGGCAGTTGCATCAACAGCAGCAAGTTTAGTTAAATCTGCTTGTACTAATCCGGAAACACCGTCTAATAAATTTAATTCAGCAGCAGTAGATGTCACATTAGTGCCACCAATATCTAAAGTTGTTACAGATATTTCTCCTGCAACAGTGGCAATACCATCTGCTAAAGTAATTAAATCTGTATCATCAGTATGACCAATTGTAGCTCCGTTAATAGCTATATTATCAACAGTGAGCGCTGTCAGTGTTCCTAAAGAAGTAATGTTTGTTTGTGCCGCACCAGTTACTGTGGCAGCCGTTCCAGATACATTACCTGTTACATTACCTGTTAATGGTCCTGCAAAAGCGTCTGCTGTTACAGTGCCATCAAAAAATCCATCTTTAAATTCGACACCGCTACTACCAAGATCAAGTATGTTATCAGCACCCGGTGTTAAAGCACCGTCTGTAAGTATTAATTGTTTTTCATTACCTGCATAAAAATTAATTGTATCAGCAGTTTCAAAATCTATTTTTGTTTCATCGTCTTCACCAATTTTAACATCTGTTGCTAAAATTGATGTAATGCCTGTTTGTGCTGCATCTACACTTAATGTGTTAGTTGATAAAGATACACCTGTCCCTGCAACGAAAGCAGTTTTAGACATTGCGATAGCCGCACTTGCATTAACATCAGCGTTAACAATAACGCCACTTGCAATACCAAAGACACCTGCGTTAGTTAAACTAACATCTCCGCTTGGAACAACAGGATTAAAATTTGTACCATCAGCAACCATGATAGCGGTGTTTGTATTTGTTCCCATGGTAATATCATCACCAGAAACTGTTAAATCACCTGTTACTGTTAAATTACGTCCTACAGTCGCATCATTATTCGCATCTTCAAATATTAATTTACTTGCGGGAATTGTACAAAATACGTCTTTCGTACCTGCTGCAAAATCAACCGCACTATCACTGTTAGAAGAAGATATGACAGTTGTTCTTGCTAAATCAGAACTATCACCATCTAGTGTGCCTAACCCAACTTCAAATTCGTTTGCTGTTTGATGGACAATAGCATAATACGTTGTATTACTATTACCAACACCAGCAGCAAAAGTTTCAAAACCAGTTACTGCACCAGCAAGAGAAACAGTCCCTGTTCCTGTGGTTGTCGTGGTTTCTTTTACACGATCATTAATGACTAGTGCCATTTAATCTCCTAGGCTAATCTTAATATTGCGTTACTCGCATCTGCCGCTGGAAACTGAATAGTAAATGTTCCACTAGTAGATGTTTTATCTCCACCAAAATCTAATACAGCTACAGCTTTGTTTGAGTCTGAACTATTGTAGATTAATGCGCCTCTTGCAGTTATGGTTGCTGATGTAAAAGATATATCAGCGAAATCACAAATTGCAGTTGTACCACTTGTTGTTGGAGTTACGCTTGTAAGCGTTCCGCCTGTTGCTGTGTATGTTCCAGAGTTTGATACCTCGTTGGAACTTGAATAAGCAGTTGTGGTTGCGTCTAGTGAAGCTGAGCTTGTATAAAGTGCTATTTTAAAAGTATCACCACTGGTAGCTGTAAAATTATGCGTACCTACTAGCAATTCTTGTTTAAAACTTGTGCATACAGCTTGAGTTATTGCCATGTTTTATCCTCCTATGGGTTCTGTGATTGCAAAGGAGTTCTTAACGCCCCGTGCATGTACTCATCTCTTCGGTGTCTTCCTTGCTGTTCTATAACTAGCTCTTGAAGGGCACGTTGATATGATTGTTCATATAATTGCAGCATTTCCGCTGGTCCCTTCAAAAATTTGAAGGCTTCTGCAAGACATCCATAAAGCAATAGTGCCGGAGCATTATTACCCAACCAAGAGGTTGTATTTGAACTAGATAGTCTTGTTGGTAATCTAGTAATTCCTAACTCAACGTTATAAGCTAAATCTGGTGTTGGTGCAACATAAATTGTGTTGTGATCCCACCATGCCCAATATCGTGGCGTTCCCGTTGCTGTTCGATCTGGCCAATATTCGTTCATATAACTAATATCACGTTGTTCTAAAAATGATCTTGTTGTAGAACTAGGAGAAAATATCTGCATTGTTCTAATAGTACCAAGAGATTCTGGTGTGGGTGTCGTTCCACCCGGTAAAGATAGAAAAGCACTACTTGCTACAAGATTTGCTGTTTGATGAGATTTAAATACGTCTAAATCGACATCTCTAAATATTCTGTTTTCAGCGTGTTCAATAAAATCATTTGTTCTTGTAGCTGTCAGTACATCTGTACTAACCTCTGTGTAATCTAATATTTGTTGTGTTAATTCTGAATATGTAACGGCCATTATGATGTACTCACTGTTACTGTACCAATAGATGATACAACTAAAGGTTGTTTTTTATTTGTTGCTGGTTGCATAGAATTATTATAATCAAAAAATCCTGCTCCTCCAACAAAAACAGTTATAGGCTCTAGTCTATCTGGTCTACCATCTTTAACACTTTGTGCATCTGCCGCGTGTCTCTGTCTTTCAAGCTGTGGATGTTTAGCTTCAAACTCAGATTTATGGACCATAGAACCATTCCATTCTTTTACCATTTCTTTGTAAGGAAACTCCATACCACT